TTTCTTCAAGGGTCTTGGTAGCAAGGCAATGAAATTTGGCGGTCGCGCTTTATCTGGTGCGGCTGTGTACGGATCAATGGAATGGCTGCAAAAACAATTAAATAGAGCGGACGTTCCTGATTGGCTTCGTACCGCTGGAAACGTTGCCTTTGATACTGGTCAAGGAGCGCTAACGGGACTTGCTGTCAGTAAAAACCCTTTTGGTGCACTAGCCGGTGCTGTTGCTGGTGGAGCTGGATCTCTTGCTAATCCTTACGGAGAAGAAGGAGACGGTTCTGACGGACAGCCTCCATCATTAGTAAACCCACTTGGTGGTGACTTAACTGTAACAAGCCCATTTGGACAAGTTCGTCATATTACTTTTGATGATGGGTCAAGAAGCCCAACTTGGGGAAAGAGTCACGGCGGTGTAGACCTTCGTGCTGCTGAAGGAACAAACGTATTTGCAACAAGTGACGGAACTATTGAAGGAACACCTTACGACGCGGGTGGGTTTGGTAATTACATAAAAGTTTTAGGTGCTGATGGCACTGAACAGTTCTATGGTCACTTAGACAAAAAATTAGCTCCTGGTGGTAAAGCAGTTAAAGCTGGTGAACTTATTGGTCAAAGCGGTAAAACTGGTGGTGGACCTGGCATGGGACCACACCTTCACTTTGAAGTACGCAAAGGCGGAAACAAACTAGACCCAATGCAGTACTTGGCTGGAGCTGCGTCAAACACGGGGTCTCCATTGGTTCCACCAGCAAAACAAAGCCTAACAATCCGTAAGGGTGCTGGTGAACTACAGATTCAACCGATGGGTGGTGAAGGTAACGCTCCAGCAGCTGGTTATGGAAACATGTCTCGAACAGAGACCGCTGGCTCCATTAATTATGGTGGCGTAACCGTGCATTTCCATATGCCTGAAAAATCATCACAAGATGTTAAGGCAATTGCAAATGAAGTACGTCGTGTCCTTTCTTCAGACAATATTCGTCAAAAGGCGGTAAATAGCTGATGGTCTTTTCTTATCAATTCCCAGCAATAGTTCCAGTAGTAAACACTCCTCCAAAAGAAACTGCTGCACAAAAACGCGCTAGAGAAGAGAAAGCACGAACAACAGCAAGACAAGCGGCAGCAAAGCGTAAAAAAGCGGAGGCAGCTAAAAAAGCTAAAGCTGAAAAAGCGCGTAAAGCAAAAGAAAAAGCAGAGAAGGCAAAAAACAAACCTCCTGCCGAACCAGATTTAACCTATCAATGGAACCTTCCTCCACATCAATGGAGCCTTCCAGTAACTCCAAAAAACATGTACGAAGACCTGTACACAGACGCTAAAAATGAAGGACTAGGAAATGTTCCAGAGTCCTATCGAAGAGGCCGTATATGGTGGTACGCAAATAGCGCAAATCAATTTGTTGATGATAAAGGTAACGCTAGTTCTATGGAAACTGGTGATTCTAGAAAGATTGGTTTCCAATTTTTATGGAACCCAGAGTCATACACTACATCTATCTCCCTAAACACGGAAGTAACCCCTAGCGTAAACGATCGTTTCGTAGGTGTTGCTGGAGCGTTCCCTAGCGGTGAAACTATTTCGTTTAGCCTTCGTATAGATAGAACAAATGATTTTGTTTGCGCTAGAAATTTACTTAATAAAGAATATTCTGTTAGTAAATTTACTTCTAGTGATAATACAGCTATTTATGCTCAACTTGCCCAGTATTACAAAACAAGTTTTTTTGAAAAATCAACAGACGTGGAAATTGCAAAAAAAATTAAAGACTTAATGGAGGTTGGCACTATAGCCGACCTTGAGTACATATATACAATGATTAACGGAAAAGGTCCAGATGGTAAGGGGTGGAAAAGCATCAACGGTCGTAAAACTGGCGACATTGGGTTCTTAAGCGCAACCCTTGTTAGAATTGATGTTGGTCCTTTGTCTTATATTGGGTACGTAAACTCTTTGACCGTTAACCACTTAGCGTTTAGCCAAGACATGACACCTATAAGAACAGATGTGTCTCTTGCATTAAACTTAATGGCATCTGCCGGACTTCAAGCAAAAGCGGAGGAATAATAAATGGGAATTTTTCAAGGATCTCGATACGAGTACTCAACAATTGATTTTGTATCAATTAGCGATGACTCAGACGCTAACGCTATTGTTTTTTATGAGTTTGAAGACCTAGGAACGTTTTCTTACACCGAACATACTTTTGTTCAAGGTGAGCGAATGGACACAATTGCACATAAATACTATAGACGACCAGACTTGTGGTGGATTATTTTAGATTTTAACCCTGAAATATCGGACGCAAATAACATCAAACCGGGAACTGTTTTAAGGATACCTCGTGTTTAACTTTGCCCAAGTTACTTTTCCTTCAGCTAATGTTGCTCCAGCGCGTATAAATGAAATGACGTTGTGGCAAGATAGGTTTAAACACGAATTTGCAACGATTCAATTTCGTGATTGGGATGTGGACTACGAAGACATCAGGCCCGGATCCCCTATGACTATTTCTATAAAAGGAGATGAAGGAAGCAATGATTTTCACGGCTACGTTCATCACATTCAACCTCACGTAAGCCCGGGAGCACGGTTTACTGAAGTTACTTTTATTGGGGCATCTTATTTTTTAAAACAAACGTCTCAAAAAATTTATAAAAATGTAACTGCTGACCAAATTATTGCAAAAATTGCAAAAAGAAATAACTTTGCATATGACGCAGCGCCTCATCCACGTGTTTACGACCAAGTGTCTCAAGCAGGATTGACTGATGTGGAAATGATGACAAAACTTGCAAAACAATGCGGTTACTCTTTGCGCTTGTCTAACTCTGAAATTTATTTTCAACCAGTAACAAAGCTATACGATGAAGAAAGAGAAAACGCACCTAGGTTTGCTTTAAGAGACGCAAATGACCCGCAGGGTTCTAACCTTTACACATTCAAACCTTTAGTTGGCGAAAGCCTTGACCAAGACGGGGAGTACAAAGCAGCAACCGCTGTAGGGGGTGTAGACAAGCACACTGGAAAAATCATTCAATTAACAAACCAAAAACGACCAAAAGCAACAAAGGCAAAATATGAGCCTGAATTTTTTGATCGTTTTTCTACAGTAACTGTTATTAATGATTACGATATGGCTAAAAACGAGTCTAAGTCTGCTGACGATCGCACTAAACTTGCTTACAGAGCAAAGGCTGAAGTTTTAGGAGATCCAACTATTCACCCAGATATGCCTGTTTATATCGAAGGAGTTGGAGATATTTACGCTGGCTACTGGATTGTTTTATCAACAGAACACAAAATTTCTTCCGAGTCCTATACAAACCAAAAATACACAACGGTGTTGACTCTTGGTACGGATTCTCTAGGTCAAGCGGTAACTGGTTCTGATAACAAATTAATTAAACAACCAAACGCAAAAAAGAAAAGAACTATTATTCCTAATGTCAGACAGACTAATAAAAAGCCAAAAAATGTATTAAAAAAAGGTCAGTCTCACCCATCAAAGAAGAAATCAATTGTTGGCTTTGGTTCCATCAATAATCGTGCAAAACCAAAAGTTGCTGGAAAAACTATAATTGCTAGCAAGTGGTCCAGTCCCTCTGGCAACCTTAAAAAGGTTACAAAGGCAAGTACTAGGCCTTCCGTGGTGGTTAAAAAATTAAGGAGTTCTGGTGTCCTCTAATCAATTTTTTGGCGTTTACCGTGCTGTTTGTGTTGACAACGAAGATCCTATTGAAAAAAATAGAATTAAAGTTAAAGTCCCACAAATTTTAGGTGAAGCAATTAGCGACTGGGCTTGGCCGTGTCTTCCTATTACAAGTAACGCTGACCATCCAGACCACCTGCCGCACCTTGCTTCAGAGGTAGCGGCTTTGCTAAACACCCACACAAGCCACGCTGTCTCAGTTTCTGGTTCTACTGGGGGCGCTACAGCAGGCACGGCTCATACCCACACTTTTAGTGCAACACAGACTCTTACCCATGCGGCACATGCTGGTAATTCTGGGCAGCTAACGCATGATCATGAAGATAGTGATGACCCACTTGAGGTTAACGGTACAGAGCACACGCCACACCGTAAAGTTCCCAACCTAGAACAAGGTGTTTGGGTTATGTTTGAGGGTGGAGACCCTAATTTTCCAATATGGATGGGAGTGTTTTAAATGGGATCAGTAATTTCGTTACCTTTTTCTTTTAACATATCAGGCTCCGTTAATACAACGGCTGAAGAAGGAAAAATTTGGTCAGACCGAGTAATGGGCGTTATTTTTACAAAACCTTTAGACAGAGTTATGCGTCCATCTTTTGGAAGTTTGGCAAGCACAGCAGTGTTTGAAACGGAGGGGGCTCTTACTCAATACGTAACCAGAGCCGTCACAGCCGCTTTTTCTGAATTTTTGCCAGAACTAGAACTGATAAACATCTCAATAACTAAGGAGTCAGGGGAGTTGGGCACCGAAGGCTTTGTTATTTCTGTAGACTATGAGTTGCCCAATAAACAACAGGAAACGGTAGCCGCCAAAATTGGCGAATTTACACGATCTGGCGAGCTAATTCAGGAGATTCAATAATGGCTAATTTTGTGCCTCAAGTTGACTACACCTCCCGTGATTACGCCTCAATCAGAGAAGATTTAATAAATTTAATCCCTTTGTACGCCCCTGACTGGGTTAGCCGCGATCCAGCGGATTTTGGCATTATTTTGCTAGAAATGTTTTCTTATATGGGCGACCTTTTAAATTATTACGTTGACCGCGCCTCAAATGAAGCGTTTCTTTCTACCGCAAGCCAGAGAGATAGCATTTTAAAGATTGCTAGCGTTTTAGGGTACACACCTACCGACAGTATCCCAGCAACCGTAACTTTGACTTTTTCAAACAGCACTAACGCTTCAATAGTTGTACCCGCTAATACTCAAGTTGCTACTACAACTGTTGTAAATGGCGTAAACACGCAAATTATTTTTGAAACAGACTCAGCAATTACAATTTCCGCTGGGGCAAGTACAAACGTTGCCGCAACAGAGGGCGAAACAATCACTGACGAAATTGTTGGAAATTCTGACGGAACATCTGACCAAGAGTTTTTGCTTGCTGATTCCCCCGTCATTAGCGACAGTATTTCTGTAACAGTTAACGACACTGTCTATACATCTGTTCCCTATATTATTGATGCTGGTGGAACTGACGCAGTATTTTATAGCAAAACTGATGCAGAAGAAATAACTTCTATAATTTTTGGAGACGGCGTAAGCGGACGTATTCCACCAGCAAACGCTCAAATTTTGGCAACATACCGAGTTGGTGGCGGCGTTCAAGGTAACGTTAACGCTGGAACACTTAAAAACATTATTACTAATTTTACCCCTGGTCTTACCGTAAACAACGCAAGTGCAGCGGCTGGCGGAACTGACGCTGAGTCAACCGATTCAATTAGAATTAATGCACCTGCAAGTATCAGATCAATTAACAGAGCCGTCTCTATTAGAGACTATGGAGATCTTGGACTTCAAGTAGCCGGTGTTGCTAAAGCTACAGCGTTGTCTGAGGTATACACAAGCGTTAACCTTTTTGTTGCTCCTTACGGTGACAAAGGAACCGATGGAAACGGAAACTTAACTCCAGTGTTTAGCCAATTAGCAAACAAAATTGGGTTATTTTTTACAGACAAAATGCCACCAAACGTGTCGTTGTCTATTCTTCCACCTACCTTTATTCCAATTAACATAACTGTAAACGTTTATGCATTACCTCAATTTAAGAGATCAACTGTAAAAAAGAATGCAGAGACAGCGCTTCAAACAATTTTAGCGTTTGACAACGTCCAATTTGCCGACAGAATATCTTTGCACTACGTAGTCCAATCTCTTGCCGCGGCGGCAGGTGTTTCTTACTCAACAGTGACAAAACTTGTTAGAAACGACGCTGCTAATCAAGCGGTTGTAGTAGACGCAGTGTGTGAAACATACGAAATTCCAGAAGCGGGGACAATTACAGTAACTGTCTCTGGTGGAATCGAAGACTAGGAGAAATCATGGCAGCCAGTTATCCATCAGCGGTACGATCTTTTAGTACTAAAACAAACGTCCTTGACATTATTGACGCTTCTGACCCAAACTCTTTGCAAGAAGAGGTTATTGCAATTGAAAGCTCTTTAGGTATTAACCCTGCGCTTTCTACAACTCCAAACCCATCGTCTGGTTTTACGGCAACTTCTACCCAGTACTCAACGCTTGCCCAAAGACTTGCTAATATTGAAAACGGAATTGTTGGAGATTCCCACACCCAGTACCTTAAAAAAGCCGGTGGTGAAACAATCACCAATGCAACTGCGTCTAATGTTGCTATTATCGTTAAAGGCGCGACGTCTCAAAGCGCAAATCTACAAGAGTGGAAGAACAGTTCAAACACAACTGTAGCCTCGCTTACGGTTAATGGAACTTTTACAGCTAACTCCGTATCAACTCCAGAACTAGATCTTTTAAGTATTCTTTCTATATTTGGAGTTTAACAAATGGCCAAGTATGGTTTAGATTACTACGGCATTGGTAAATACGGCTCTGGTGCCGCGTCAGTTGTTGATTTTGACGCTAGCCCCGTAGTTGCATCTTCTGTTGGCTACCAACAAATAAAAATATCTTGGATCCCGCCCTCAGGTGATTGGTCTACGTTAAGACTAGTACGAAACACTTACGGATTTCCTTTAACTGTAGACGACGGAACAATCGTGCTTGAGGAAGCAAAAAACTTTTCAATTGGTAGTTACACTGACACAGGTGAAGTACCAAACAATATTGGTTTAAGAGCCGGTATTGCTTACCACTACAGTATTTTTGTTCTTGGAGTTCAAGACAATGTATGGATTAAGGCTGGAGAAGCACTTGGCCTTTCTGTAAAAGATTTTGGCTCTTACGATGCTATGTACGACAACATTCCATCTGTATATAAAAGCACAAATTTAAAATCTGTTACTGACAACGGCTCAAATCCAGATCTAGAAGCCTTTTTAAGAATTTTTGCTATTGGGTACGACTCATTTAAAACAAGTGCTGATTTAGTTTTAAAAACATACGATACCGCTATTGCTTACGCTCCTATTATTCCAGTTATGATGCAACAGTTTGGTGTTGCGTACGAACCTGA